GTTGTCTGGAAGATCACCAAGAGATCCTAAAAAATTGGCAGTTGTAATGCAATCATTTGTACAAGGTGGTGGAGCAGGTATTTATGGAGATTTTTTAATGAGTGAAATTCAAAACCAATATGGTAATGGAGTTTTTGAAACTGCACTTGGACCAACAGCTTCTGATATTAAGAAATTTATAGATGTGGTAAAAAATATGAATGAACCTAAAAAAGCAGGTAAAAAATTTTTACAGTTAGCGGAAGGTCATACACCATTTATAAATTTGTATTACACTAAAGCAGCTTATGATTACCTTATTGGTTATCAAATTAAAGAGTATTTAGACCCCGGATTTTTTAATAGAATGAAAAAAAGAAATGAAGAAAATAGAGGTCAAACTTATTATTTTAAACCATAGACAAAGGACAGATAATTTAATATAGAGAGAGTAATATGACAGTATCAAGCACAACAGTAAAAAATTCCTACTCCGGAAATGGTAGTACAACCGAGTTTGCCTACACATTTAAAATATTTGCTGACACAGATTTACAGGTAATTATTAGATCAGCAGCAGGTACAGAAACTATTAAAACTTTAACTACACATTATACAGTAGCTGGTGCAGGTGATGCTAGTGGAGGTTCAATTACTTTCACATCTGGTAACACTCCTGCGTCTGGTGAAACAGTTGTAATAATTAGAGAAGTTCCGCAAACTCAAGCAATAGATTATATTGCTAATGATCCATTCCCTGCGGAATCACACGAAGAGGGTTTGGATCGTGCAACCATGACAACTCAACAAGTTCAAGAAGAACTTAATAGATCCATAAAATTATCAAGAACAAATACCATGACCTCTACAGAGTTTACTGTAGGTGCAAGTGATAGAGCCAATAAAATTTTAGCATTTGATAGTGCAGGAGAAATTTCAGTAACACAAGAATTAGGTACATATAAAGGTACAGACGCAACAGTAACTACAGAAGCATATAATGTTAGAGATATAATTAAATCAACTACTGCAGCTCAACTTAATAATGTTTATATTTGTATAGCAGATGCTGTTGTAGGAGATTCATTAACAGACACAGATCACTTTGAACTTTTGGTAGACGCAGTTAGTGCAGCAACAAGTGCTACTAATGCTGCTGCTAGTGAAGCCGCTGCTGCAAGTTCAGCAACAGATGCTCAAACAGCTCAAACTGCTGCGGAGTTAGCTGAAACAAATGCAGAGACAGCAGAAACAAATGCCGAAACTGCAGAGACCAATGCTGCAACAAGTGAAACTAATGCTGCTGCAAGTGAAAGTGCTGCCGCAACTAGTGAGACTAATGCTGCAACAAGTGAGACTAACGCTGCAACTTCTGAAAGTAATGCTTCAACATCTGCTTCAACTGCAACTACTCAAGCATCTAATGCTAGTACATCAGCAAGTAATGCTGCAACATCAGAAAGTAACGCATCAACAAGTGCTAGTAACGCTGCAACATCTGAAACAAACGCAGCAACATCAGAGACTAATGCTGCTACAAGTGAAACTAATGCATCTAATTCAGCTAGTGCAGCAGCAACAAGTGCGGCTGAAGCTGCGGCTTCTGCTGATGCTTTTGATGATGTTTATTTAGGTTCTAAATCATCTGATCCAACAACTGATAATGATGGTGATGCTTTAGCTGCTGGAATGTTATACTACAATACTGTATCAAATCTTATGCGTATTTATAGTGGTAGTGCGTGGGAAAACGTAGCTGTAAGTACAGTAGGATTTGCATCAAATGGATTTGCTATTGCAATGGCGATAGCATTATAATATAAGGATAAAATATGGCACAAAACTTTAGAAGATACACAAGCAATGACGTAGGAACTGGAGCTGCAACTTTATTTACTGCTGACAGTTATGATACTGTTGTTGGAATATCTGTTGCTAATGTTACAGCATCTGCTGTAGTAGCATCAGTTTATATTAATGATGGTACTAACGATATTTATTTAGTTAAAGACGCACCAATACCTGCAGGTTCATCATTACAAGTTTTAGATGGTGGAGCAAAGTTTGTAGTTCAAGCTAGTGATGCTTTAAAAGTAATATCAGACACAGCTTCATCTTTAGACGTTTGGGTATCAACAGTTGACGCAATAAGTTCATAGGAGAATAAATGCCTTTTATAGGAAACCAACCAACAGCAATTCCTCTAAGTGGTGATGACATCCAAGATGGAACTATTGGATTAGCCGACTTATCTGCTACAGGTACAAAAGATGCAACTACATTTCTAAGAGGAGATAATACTTTTGCTGAAGCTGGTGGTGGAAAACTTTTACAAGTTTTAACTGCTGAAGATGGCACAACAAGAACAACAACCTCTACTTCTTTTGCAACTGGTTCAAACACTTTATCAGTTGATATAACACCATCAGCAACTTCAAGTAAAATTTTTGTTATATGCCATACTCCTGTTCAAAATACAGGAACTGGCGAAAATGCATACTATACAATATTTAGAGATAGTACAAATTTAGGAGATAGTTCATCTGGTCTTGCAGTACAAATGCCTAATGTTTATACAAATATAACTATGACATTTTTAGATAGTCCAAATTCAACTTCACAATTAACGTATCAAGTATATATGAGAGGCACTAATGGAAATACAGCAAAAGTTTCTGCAAATGGTCCACACGCAGTAATAACAGCATTTGAGATAGGAGCATAATATGGCAACAACAGACGCAATAATTAGAGCAGTAAAAATTATAAATTCAGATGCAAGACTTTCTATTTCTGGAAATGATTTAGATAGTATTACTTGGGAAGATGGAACAAGTGCTATTTCTAAATCTGATATAGAAGCTAAATTAACACAAGCACAAAATGAGTTAGATGCAGAAGCACAAGCAGTTATAGATAACAAAACATCTGCACAAAATAAATTAAAAGCATTAGGTTTAACTGATGCTGAAATAGAGGCATTATAATATGGCATACATAGGAAAACAACCAGTAATAGGAAACTTCCAAGTTTGTGATGCAATAAGTGTTGTAAACAACCAAGCAGCATACACTATGCAAGTAGGTGGAGTTAATGTATCTCCAGAAACTGCTAACCATATGCTAGTTAGTTTGAATGGTATTTTACAAGCACCAACAAGTTCATTCACAGTTAGTGGCTCAACAATTACCTTTGCTTCAAATCTGGTGACTGGTGATGTAATAGATTTTATTCAGATACTAGGTAATGTTTTAGACTTAGGAGTTCCATCTGACAGTACAGTTTCACTTGCTAAACTAACAGCAACAGGAACTAAAGATGCTACAACTTTTTTAAGAGGAGATAATACTTTTGCAGAACCAGCAGCTGGTGGAATTACAATGGCAGACCAATGGAGATTGTCAGCACATATTACTTCTAATCAAGAACCAGTCAGTTCAAATTTAGAAAGAAATGATAGCACAGGATTTGGATATGTGGGTTCAGGAATGTCAGTATCTTCTGGTATTTGGACTTTTCCTGAAACAGGAATATATTTAGTTCAATTTCATTTACTTGGTTATCCTAACACAAATGATGATATATATGGATACATACAAGCAACTACAAATAATAGCACATATAATGACCATGCAAGAACTGCAATTAGTAGAGATGGTAATGGACAAGATGGTTCAACTTGCTCAACTTTAGTTGATGTAACAGACACCAGTAATGTAAAAGTTAGATTTGTTATTAATGATATAAATGCAGGCTCATCAGTTCATGGATACACAGATTACAATGCAACCCATTTTGTATTTATAAGATTGGCGGATACATAAAATGAATAAAGATTATTTTCAATTAGCATTACACACATTTAATGGCGGTGATTGGTATGGTTGGGAAACACATGACGAAGATGGTAATAAAATTCCTAACGATCAAAGAATGACTTACGCAAATATTAAAATTATTAAAGATGGTGCAACTATACCAAGTGAAGCAGATGTAAATGCAAAGATACAAGAATTAAAAGATGCTGAAGCAGCAGTTGAAACTAAAAAAGCATCTGGCAAACAAAAGTTAAAAGATTTAGGTTTAGATGACGAAGAAATAAAAGCATTGATAGGAGCATAACATGGCTCTTAACTTTGCCAACAATAACTCACTTGCAAATATAACTGCATTACCATCAAGTATTAGTGGTGGTGGTATGACTTTAATATCAGAGCAAACTGCATCTAGTTCAGCTACAATAGATTTTACATCTGGCATAGATGATACTTATGACAGCTATGTATTTAAGTTTATTAATATGCACCCAGCTACAGACCAAGTAGGTTTTCAATTTAATATGAGCATTGATAGTGGTTCAAACTATAATGTTACAAAAACAACTACAGTATTTATTGGTTATCATAATGAAGCTGATAATGCAGCAGATTTATTTTATAATGGAGATAATGATTTAGCACAAAGCACAGCTTATCAAAATTTAATTTTTCCAACATTATCAAATGATAATGATTCAAATACATCAGGAACATTAACTTTATATAATCCTAGTTCTACAACTTTTGTTAAGCATTTTATTAGTAGATTAAATTGTACTGTTGAAGAAACAGGAGGTACTGATCCTTATACAGAAGATGTAAATGTTGCTGGTTATGGTAACACAACATCAGCAGTAAATGCAGTTCAATTCAAGATGTCATCAGGCAACATAGATAGTGGAACAATCAAAATGTATGGAGTTTCATAAATGGCACTAGTTAAATACAACAACAATAGTATTTCAGATATTACTACTGCTGGTCAAGTAGCAACAGGAAGCCTAGTACCTATTAAAACTTTAACTGCTAGTAGTTCTGCAACATTGTCATTCGTACATGGAACTGATGGAGTAGTCTTGGATAGCACATATCCTATTTATAAGTTTGAGTTT